AGAGGTGTAAAAAATTCACGATTAAAATAAATGTTACGACCGTCTGTTGCAGCAGTAGGAAGCCAATCGTCTGCTTCTTTGATACCCATACGTGTAGCAAGGTTACCAAAGAATGGGTGGCGTAGTAGCAAGCCTACTCGTGCTACAATAATCTTATCAATAATTGGATCGGCGTGTGCCATCGTTGCTCCTAATGTTTTAGTATGTATATATTATAACAGGGCACCAAGGCCCTGTCAACTTATTGCTTTTCGGTAGCCTGTGCAATATACTTACCAAATTTTGCATGGAAGTCATCAAAGCAGGCAATTTCATCTGGATCCAACGGCAACTTATATGTTGACAATGCCAATTTAGTACCCATAATTACCAACTCAGTTTCAAAATTATCCATCATAAATTGGAAGAAGTTATTAACTTTTGAATTCCAATTTTTGTCGTTTTTATCGCACAAATCTTTCAATTCGTAGCACAATGAAATAACAAGCGAATATTGAGCTGAGATTTCTTTTGAATCCATCTTCTTAACTTTGCCTGACAAAATGTCTGTTGGGTTTGGCATTTTGCTGGCATGTTTACGATGTGCCATAAACTTAACAGCAAGTCCTTCACCAACAGCGCCTGAAGTCAAATCAGTCAGTGTTTCTGCATCAGTGTCATCGTCGTGCAACAGCTCGCTAACAAAGGACCAGCTACGTGGAGTAGCAAATGCACGTGAACTAGACTTTGGATCAAAGTCGTACAGGTCTTTCTTAGAGAAAGTAAGGAAACCAACTACGTCTTTGTGGACACGATTTTCTACAGCCCACTCTTGCCAGTCATCCCAATCAATAGCCATTTCCAAGTGTACAAAGCGGTTTGCCAACGGAGCGGGCATACGATAAGTAACACCCTTGTCGCTTTCGCGATTACCAGCAGCAACCATTACGACATTGTCTGGAAGCTGATAAGTGCCGACACGGCGGTTCAAAACTAGCTGATAAGCCGCCGCTTGTACAGCAGGCGCCGCAGAGTTCATTTCGTCCATAAACAAGACAATCTGTTTATGTTGTTTTGCCATTTCAGCGTCAGGCAGTTCGAGCGGAGGAGCCCAAACCATTTTATTTACATTTGAATCAAAATATGGGATACCTTTAATATCAGTAGGTTCCCAAAGACTAAGACGAACATCGATAACATGAGCATCGAGCTCAGTACCAAGTTGTTTAATAATATCAGACTTACCAATTCCTGGAGGACCCCACAAGAAAATTGGACGCTTGTTTTTAAATGCCTTACGCAATGAACGTTTTGCGCCTTTGGGTCCAACGGTGCGGCTAAGAATTTCTGCCATTTTAGTTCCTTTAAAAAAGTGTGTTACAGGGGATAATTTGTTACGCTATGTATGTATTATAGCACCACACCAGTAAAGTGTCAACTAGATTTTTCGTTGTCCAAATCTTTTTGGCGTTCGTTCATGGCTTTTATAAGTCCAAATTTTCGGATATCGTCCGAAAACAAATATAGCTCAAAACTCTTTTTTTCAGAAAAGACAGTAATACTTTGGTTTGTAAGGTAATAAGGACAATCGATATACCTTTCCAAAAATATAATGGTTTGAGGACTTAGTTCAATTGGTTCTGTAAACGGAACCTCGTATGCTTTAAGTTCCAATTCATCTACTAAAAATTCGTAGCCTTTATCGCTTAGACGAAAGGCGTTGTCTTTACCTACGCGGTTTGATTGCCACCATGTTCTTGAATACATATTAACATTTGTTTCGTCAATAGTTTTGCCCCATTGTTGCAAAAATATTTTTGTTAATACGTCTCGAGAAATCATTTTACAATGGTGCCCTGCGTTAATTTAACAACTTGGAACTCTTCTGTTCCAAATGTGAGATTTAATTTCTTTGCCAAATTATGTGCATGGCCAGGATTTGAAAAAGAAACTTTTTTATATTTTGGTCCGGGGTACGATGTGAGACTATTAAAGCTCTTTAAATTAAAAGGCTCATTTTTATAGAAGACTGCCCATATAGCATCAGCTTCTAAAATTTGTTCTGATTTGTAAGTTTTTTTGTTAGTATGTTCTAACAATATTTTTGGTTTAGGTCTTGACATAATGCGTATCCAAGTAATATACGCATATATTTATCTCTTATTTCTTGTCTTCGAACCCACCGCCATCCATAGATATTGTAACAACTTCTGTTACCTGACTGCGTTTAAGCTCGTTAAACAGCGTTTCGTAGTCTTTATTAAGTTTATCCATACACTCTGCTAATGCTAGACTTAACATTCGAGCTTGTTGTATAGATAACTTAATTTCTTTAGATTGATTTGATTCAGCACTTCTTACTTGTTGAATAAATTGTGTAAAAGGTGTTAAATTAATTTGATTTTGCATTAGACAATACCTGTTTCATTTCAAATTCTGTTTTAAACGGTCCTTTATACGGATAACGTTCAATAGTGATAAGTTTAGGACAATGGCTCTTAACCCATCCTTTATCAAATTTAATTATATAATAACCAGCACAATATAAACTTTGACTAGCATTTGATTTTGTAAACAAAGGAAGTCGACGTTGAACATCATACATGGGATTATATGGTTTACAACTTGTGGGGTAACCATGGCATTCGTTTGGTTCCGCCGCTGTAACTTTTACTTTGGTATTTTTTAAAAAAAAGTCCTTGCCAAATTCTTTAGTGAGATCGTCTTTTTTATTAAACATTACCTCACCATTAGTACTGCTTAAAATAAATTTGTTATTTTCTTTTTTGTGTAGTGTGGCAATCTTAGTACCGTTTTCTTCAACGATCCAAAATTTTCCATCTACGATAGGTTTTGCATGTATCTCTGTCATTTTAGTCCCCTAATACTAGGCCCTGACGGCACCTTAGTAATGTACGCATATATTTATCTCTTAAAAAAGCTCTTGATCCACTGTACTAGGTTATAGTATCTAAAGTGGTAATCTGTCAACATAGGTGTACGATGAGGACAACGGCCTTGCATCCAATCGCATCCAACACCGTAGTCTTTAATTTCTAAGCCGCAAGCATTACATTTGTTCATTCTTCATCCTTAAAGTCGGTGACATTACCATCTTTGTCGGCAATAATAATTTTTACAGTTTCGCCATCGGCATTTTGAATTTCAATAGGACCCCAGATCCACATTTCTGTATCATTCTGTATCCAACCTTCGTCTTCTAGTGCGTAAAAACCTTCTTCTTCGATAAGTTCTTCTAGACGCTCACGTTCGTCATCATCCATGTTCTCAGGCCAATCTGTATCTTCCCAGCAACCGTCCCATGTTTCAATAAGTTCCACATCCTCAATATTTGGACCTGGAAAATTATACATGTCAACACTGTCTTTACTACCATCACCACCTGGTACATAGTCAAATTCGAACTCTGGCATATTGTCGTCAGAAGTGGTAACATTCCAGCTTCCTGATCGCCAGCCAGTTTTGCGAACAATTTCCATACCGTCTTTAGAATAATGTTCATGTTCTTCTATAGACTTTTTATAGTGAGTTCTTACAATCCAGATTGCCATTTTATTCTCCTTGATATTTTGCTTGAAATGGTTCAGCATATTGCTGAATATTATCAGCAATCTTTTTCATATCCCAAGTATTGCAAAATTTAAGCATACGAATACCAACTTGTGTAACATCTTTTGGAATACAGTCTACTTCAATAGTTTTGTTTATGAGTTCTTTAATGTCGCTGGGTTGAGCTTTTAGATCAACTAACGTAACATTACGGTTATAATCTTCTAACACACGATGTTCTTGTCCATTGTGGTCAACCCATCTCTGCAGCATGAGATTGTTCCACGCAAATCCTTTGCTTTTACGATCTTCGAACGCTTCAGTAAGACCCACTTTGTTTTTTGTGCCTTTAACACGCACACCTGGATACGCTGAGAAGACATTATCACTGGTATCACCACGCATACATTTTTCAAACAAGAGCCATTCTGGATTGGGAACGACTTTATCTTCGCCTGTTTTTTTGTCTTTGACACGTTTACCTTTTGCATCAAAAATTCCTTCATGAGTAATATGATGCTCTTGAACACCGTTATACTGACTTACATTTGGCGCAATTAACTGATAAAAGTCGCTGTCTGTTGAAATAATAACATGATTTGCTTTTGGATGATTTTGAATAAATCCAGCAATTAAGTCATCAGCTTCTAACTGTGGATGATGCAATACAGTACAATTAGTCTTTTCTTGAATAAAGTTTTTAAACTCGTCAAATGCTTCCCAGAACAATTTATCTTCTTCTTGTTCTTTTATAGTCATTGCCGCACGAGTTTCTTGTCTGTTGGCTTTATAAGGTTTATAAAAGTCCTTACGCCAGCTACGACCTTCGAGACAGAATACTACGTGACTACCATTAAAATCATTCCATGCTTTTTTAATACTGTTAAAAGTAATATGAAAAGCCATGCCTAACTTAATGTCAGCACTGCCTTGAACTACGTGTCTAGCACGAAAAAATGTATTGGCTGTATCAACCAAAATGTATGTCATTTGTAATATTCCATATCTGCAGCAAAAACAAATCGGTACTCATCAGAGTCTGTGATACCGGGCCTATGCCACAGTTTACTAGGATATACGTTCCAAGTCAAGTTGTTTGGTTTTAAGAAAAAGGTATCGTTAAACTTTGGATAATCCATTGCAAATTCGGTACCTGTAACATCTGGGTTTGAAGTAACCGGAATGTATACATACCAAACACCGCTTAAGGTGTCGGTAGTGTCGTTGTTATTGTTGATATGATGATTGTGCCACATGTTATTTCGATCTTCACAATCTTTGGCACTTGTCATGAAAACCCAGCTCATTATATTTTTAATTCGAACTTCTCGACCCAAAAACATAAAACACGAATATATAAAACTTTGACGCATTTTAAGAAAGACTGGTTCAGGTCTTGCAAACAAATTTTGTTTGGTTTGAAATTTAGGACTATTTGTAAAGTATTCGCCAGAATCAATTATTTTTTTAGAGACACGCATGATCTCTTTGTTGTCATCTTGATTTATCAAAGATGAAAAATCGTATTGATCTATGTATTCGTTATTTTCTACAATTTTCATTCTATGGATGCTTTTCCGCCAGCAAGTTTAGTTACGTTGATAAACCCTGCACCTACACGTTCAGGCTCTGATATGCCTTCTTCAGCTAACATATTTCTTGCTAAATCTCTAAACCAACGATCAACAATTTCTTCGTCCGGATCACCGTCAAATCCGTATCCTGATTTTTTAAGTTCAGTGATAAAGTGTTCGTTCCAATCTAATTCAAAGAAACCATTGCGTACATTATCTTTGTTTACTTTAGTATCTAATACAGCTACCCACGGTTCGCCTTTTTTAGTAGCACGATCTTTAGGACTAAGTTTTGCTAGTTCTTCTGCTTGCCTTGCTTTTTCGGCTTCTCGCATAGCTTCAGCAGCTCGTTCTACAGCTTCTTTTTCTAGTTGCTCGGCTTTAGCTTTAGCTTCTTCAATTTTATCAATACCAAAGATTTTTTTAATAAATTGTTTCATTATGTTCCCCACTCATTTTTAAATAATGGTACTTGTAGCCTGTCGCTGTAGCGCAATCCGTTTTTCATCGCAAGCTCTGCTACACGACGATTATTTAGGGTGTACACACTTTCAACACCTCCAACAGGCATAAGATAAACAGGGCCTGTAAAACCGTTTTCGCGATAGATATCTGCGGTTTCAATTGCTTCTTCTGCATCTTCTTCTGTTGCTATAACAAACTTAAGATATGTGTAGCCAACGTCTTGATATGAACAAACAATTTCTGGCCGGATAGCCTCATGCCTTGCTTCACCGCTACAGCTTAGTTTAGCACTGACAGTTTGTTTCAAACGTAATTTCTTTTAAATCTGCCATTTTAGGATGACTTAACAAATCAGGATAAGCACGTTGCCAACCTAGTAACGGTTCACCGCCTGTAATAACTAAGTGTTCGTCTTCCCACTTTTTGTAGGGCAATATCTCCGCAATTCTATCTGCGATGGCGTCTGTTGTAAGCATAGGACTAAGGTCCTTAAAACGTGGGTCCCAACTAGCATAACTATCGCAACCAGTAGATACCAATGGAAGTTCTTCATACTGTTTAAATTCTGAAATTCTGTTTGCTATTGCTTCAACTTCTGTGCTCAATTGACCTTTAGGCATACCAAAGCCAGCGCACTTAAAGTTGCAACCAAATGTACGTAAGAAAACAGACGGAACACCCATGTACCGTCCTTCGCCTTGTACGCTATAAAATAATTCTGCTATTTTAATTTTACTCATCATCTTGTTCCAAATATTGTGTTATTTGATCTTCTGCATCAATATAACTTTCTGCATATACATCAAATGTAGCGACACCATTTTTTATGTGAATATCAAATGGCACACGACCGTTTGGAATCCAATTTTCTGGCACATCTCTTTTAATTTGAAATTTCTGCATAGATTTCATTTTTCTAAAAAGTTCATCTGCTATGTCTTTAGCTGTATTCATTCACAGTCTCCTTGTTCTGCTAGTTTAGCAGTAGCAGATTTTTCTTTGCGTTCTTGTTTGAACTTTTTTACATCATCGATAGCATTCAAGAGTGTATGTGCATAATTAAAAGCACTTTGTTCTTTTAGACAGATTGCCGATTCTGTATCAACATAACCTTTTCGTAACAAAGTCCAGATATGTTGCCATCGTGCCTTTGACCAAAAGTTTGTTCTAGTTGTAGTATAAACAGTGACTACTACATTATGATCGTCTGCTTCAATCCAAACGTTATGGTCACAATCTGGATTAGAACATTCGCAAGTTACACGATAAGTTTTAGTATCGCCCCAATCGTTTGTTTTTAAAATACCTTCTGCTGGAATTTGAATTTTCATTGCATTGTAGGCCTTTCAAAAGTTTTGACTTGACTTCTATGTGCAGAAATACTGTCTACCATAAGATTGTATTCTTCATCATTCATAGAAGTTTTATATATTGATAATGCTTGTGTCATCATAATTGCCGCAACAGCCATTGGGTTATGATCTGAACACATTTGTTGTGTAAATTCTAAATAGTTATCGTATAGTTCTTGTAATTGATTATCGTTCATCGCGGTGCAAACTCCTGTTGCATTTTAATATTATCCATAAATTCTTTCTTAGTACCCATATCATCTTTAAAAGCACCTTTAAGTACAGTAGTCTGTGTTAGACTAGAATGTGCCATAATACCACGATTCTCACAGCAACCGTGTGTTGCCTGAATATATACACCTAGATCTTTTGCTCCTGTCGCACGTTCAATTTCTCTAGCAATGTCGTTGCAGAGTTCTTCTTGTAGAGTTCCTCGACGGGCACACCATTGTGCAATACGTGTGTATTTAGATAAGCCAATAAGTTTTTGAGCCGCAATGATACCAATGTAAGCAACACCAGTAACAGGCTGATGATGATGGCTACACATAGAACGAAGCTCGCTGCGTACAACCAACATGCCTTCGTAGCGGTCCTCCGAATCATTTGGAAACGCTGTTGCGTCTGGCTTCGGTTCATATCGCCCTGCCATAATTTCGTTGAAGTACATTTTAGCTAGGCGACGTGCTGTGCCTTGACTATTAGGATCGTTTTCACGATCAATTAACAGTCTGTCTAATACAGTTTCAAAAGCATCGGTAGCTTCGTCAATTAGCTGTTCTTTCATTCTTTCGTCAAGAATATACTCACTGATATTATCTCCAGCCCAGAAACGTTTTTTATCACGTTTCATTTTAAAACGAATAGCATCTGCTAGATAAGTTTCTTCGTATCCTTTATCGCTCATCATTTCGCCGGCTTTTACATAAACTTTTTGCGGCAAAGGTACGTATTTGTCTTCAAATGTTTCTGGAACAAATTCTTTATCAACCGGTGTGTTGATAATAGGATCTGGTTTAAATTCTGCTTTTGTCAATTTATTCTCCGAGTTAGGGCGGTGGATCGCCTTATTTGTTAAGTATACACTTTATTTAGGTTTTTGTAAATCTTTTTGAAAATTTTGTGCTCGAGCTTGACGACACGCTTGGCGCATTTCGTTTGTAAAATCTGGACTAATTTCACTCCAAGTACAGTCAATTTTAATGCCGTCGCCTTTTTTTGGAGCAAAGAAAAACATCACTAAGAAAGCAAAAATAGCGGCTACTATTACTACCCCAATTTCTATATTCTCTCTGAGAGTAGAATCTTGCATAAATCTGCGTCCTTTTTATTTTTAAAAGTAAAACTCATAAAATCGTGATTGGGTTTTGATTCGTATCTGTCACCAGGCAATCCAAATACTTCTAAAACCATGGCACAAGTTTCGTTCCACCAAAAACCATTTTGGTTATCCCATAATACAGTTATAGTGCAATCAGGATTTTTGTTCACGTTGCTCATTTTTTAGCACTCTTATTTCGTCTTCCAGATAGTTTTTATATTCGCTCAAGACTTCAAACTTTCGACTTGCATCTCCTTGCGATTGCAATTCTCGCATGTCTTCTTCAACTTTAATTAGTTTTTCTTTTAATGCTTGAATAGTCAATTCGCTTTCTGAAGTCATTCTTTTCTCCTGCTACCAAATCGTAATCCAGTTGCACTACCAAACAGTAATAAAAACGCTGCCCAGGTTTCCCATGTATACGGTATAGTTAAAACAGGAAATAGTGTGTTTAAAGACCAAATACCAAGTAATGGTCCAACAATTATAACCGCTACTATTAGTACAATTCCGATAATTAATTTAAAAATAGATTTTATAATCATAACCAAAATTCCTCCCAAGGATAAACTAACCAACAGTCCTCTTCTGCTTTATTAACAGTCCAGACACTATAATCTATATCCTTAACTTGACTAGACATATTATGTGTTAAAACTGCAAACCTAACGCTATCTCCCCAGATGTAGTTCCATTTAGGATCATTGGGAAAACAACCACTCGGCCAATCTTTTTTAATCCAATTAATAGTTGATCCTTGATCATTTATATCGTCAACTATTAATATATTTTTACCATTGAACGCATCTTCTGCCATGCCAAGATTACTAACACAATCTCCGCCATCTCGTAAACTGATATCAAGACTGTTCATTTTAATTCCTGTATATTGACTTATAAGATTTGCAGGAACTAATCCGCCTCGCCCAATACCAACTATGTAATCAGGTCGCCAGTAATGGGCGTTCATTTGTCTGGCAATTTCTAAACAAGCACCTTCTACTTGTTTCCAAGTGTAGTAAACTTTCTTCATGCAGTTAACCCGTAGGCTAATGTTTGAAGTTCTTCTTTAGTCATAAAGAAATTATATGTTTGGCTATCGGCAACTTTACCGTCTTTCAAACTTTCTTGAATAACATTGAGATTAAAAAGTCCTTTGGGATTTATGACTTCCCATTTTTCTAAACGCACTCTATACCCTGCGTTTTCTTTAATAACCATTTCTTTATAAGAATCTTTAACTGATTCATGCAGTTCCATCTTCATCTCCTTTAATTGCTTCAAATGTCCTATACTTACCCAAAGCCGCAATGTATTCGTCATGTAATTTTTTTAGCTTTGGATACTTTTTCTCTAGTTTAACATCTCTCTCAGGAATAGTCAATACTTTTTCAATTGTTCGTAATCTTTCTTCTAAGTCTTGTCCGTTTAATACTAATCGCCCTTTAACTTCTAGTTCAGGTGGGCTTTGTTTGATAACCATTACATGCTCATTTGGAGTAGCCCAAGTTACACCGTTAGTACCTGTAGTTGTATAAATCTGCCCAGACGTCCCGGTACTAGTAGTAGTATAAACGTGGCTACCGCCATTTAGTGTAATATTGCTAGTACCAACTGTTCCTCCAAGTCCTGCACCTGTCAGTGTGATTGTGCTGTTATTAGCTGTTGTGTTGTTTGTTGTGTAAGTATAGCTCATTATGAATCCATCTATCTTTGACGAGAAATCCCCATTCTCTCGTTTGCGGACCAGGCATAAACAAGGTCCAAGGTGTTACACCTTCCTTTAATTCAATTCGATGATAGCTATTGGCACTACAAAAACGGAAATGTCCAGGCCCTCGCCATTTACGAACCTCTTGATTATTTTCTAAAACCCATTCGTAGTAACCACCTGCTAAAATTAGTGTAAAGTAAGGCCAAGGATGATCATGTACATCACCGGGATCGCCTTTGTGAAATTTGTGTAGGAATATATTAAATGGAAAACGATTACGATTCTTTAAAAACAAATAGTAACGAGTTAGTAATGGTTCGTTACATTGACGATCCATAATTATACGTTTACGGTCATGACTCTCTAACCAATTAAGGCTTAGGTCTTTGATCTTTTGGAGTATCATAATCGTCCTTTACTAGTTTATATGTTGTTACAAATTTTTCGTAGGCTATTTTTAATCCTGGATATTCTTTACACATATCCTGTATTCTGTCCCATGTAGGAAAACAGTTTATAAATTCTTCATTACTAACAGTCCAGATATTTTGATATGAACTTAGATCATCGACAACAATAGTGCCAATACTAGTTCCTGATAAATTTCCAATATCATATCCTCCACCTGTTAGTGTAATAGTACTAGCCGAAGCTGTATTCAACGATGATAAATCAATTGTAATAGTATCCGAACTACTACTTGATGTTATTGAGTAGTCCTGTGGCGCTGAAGAAATGTTCATGTAAATCTCTCGATTGTTTATGCACAGTAGGTACAAATTTAGTATAGTTTTCCATATATTGCATAATTTTACTAACTAAAAATGGTCTACTTGCTTGGTATGATTTGAAATCTTCAGTCCAAGTACTTGGATATTTGAAGGTTTCGTAATACATCTCTGTGTAACTAAGTCTATCTGGAACCATAGGAATAGCGTCAACTACCGCACCTTCATAACAACTAATGCCTAAAGTTTCTTGTAAGTTAGCACTAAACACTATTTTTGCTTCGCCTAACAAGTTATGATATTCATTTTTTGTTAGTTGTTGATCCTGACACACTACAAATTCATACTGCGGTAAGTGTGTAGCTAAATCTCGAAAAATTTCAACTTGCTTCTCGGGTGCGATGCGATGTGGGAAAAGAATAAGATTACGCTTGGGCATATTCTTATACATTTTTAATGTATCTTCCATATACTCCATAGGCCACCCAGTGCGTACATATTTGCCAGACTCTAGCATATCTGCTTTATCTTCCTCTTCCCAAGGATTTTCAACAAGCCCGTCATTTAGTAGATTATGATGGAACATATCAATATGGAAAGTAGTAGCAAAATAATTGTGATCAAATGCCGCAAAGAAAGATTTTTCTGCGTGTCTAACCCAAGGCTTGTTGCCAACTAGTCGACCTAAGAAGTCTTGTGGATCGTAACTGCCAGCATGCCATAGGCCATGTGTAGTTACTGGAATACCCAGCAACTCACTCATGTACTTTAAGTTTATGATACCCGGGTGCCAAGCATCAGTAAAAATAAAGTGATCGCCGGGATGAACGGCTCCGTTACAAAATAACCTGCCCATCTGCTCAACTTGACTAGACTTGTATATGTTAGTCCCACCAAAATTAAGAAAGGCGCCAGGAGTAGTGGCACTAGGAATGTCCGTAGGACCAGAGATAATTTGAACATCATGTCCTCTTTTCTTTAAGAGAGCAGGTACATGAGTCTTCCATTGACCCGTGTACCTTGTCTCTACAGCTTCTAAATCAATTAAGAATACTGTCATTGATTATAACGTGGCTTATTACCTTGATAGGGCTTTCTTTCGCCACTCCATTGTTTCTTTTCGCCGTTCCATGGCTTACGAGGGCGTGTACTTTTTTCATAGTTCCGCCAAACCCAACTTTCTCTGTTGTAGAGATGAGCTTCATTAAACTCAACTAATTCCATACGGCAATAATTACGGAATGAATCTAGGTCGTCAAAAATTTTGACGATGTCAGGACGAGTTTCAAAATAATTGATATCGTTATAGTTTTTAGCCATTGCAGCCTCTTTATAGTTAGTACTTGATAAATGAACCATTTTCTC